CGGAATGCTGGCGCTCATCATGGGTTTCGACCGGGCGACGCGCAACAACCCGGAGGCCGGGCGCAGTAAGTACGAAGACGAGGGATTATTGGTGCTATGAGGTTTGATATCAACGATGGTTTGATCGTGGCAGGGGTCGGGATGGTGCTGGCGGGAACGTGGCTCATTTATCCCCTGGCTCTGCTGATTATTGGCGGCCTGTTTTTACTGGCGATTGGCCTGGCGCGAGCTATCAATAAAGGCAAAAAACAGTGAGCCTGATTTTGCAGATGATGGGCATGTCGCTGGCCCCAAACGATCCGCTGGACGATTACTGGTACGAACCGAGGGTATCAACCTCGGTTGCCGGCGTGCCGGTAGATGCAGAAACGGCTCTGAAGATTTCAACCGTGTGGGCCTGCGTGGGCCTGCTGGCCGATACCATTGCCTCGCTGCCACTGATTATCTACCGCTATATGGGCGAGGATGGCCGCGAGCGGGCGCGTAACAATCCGCTCTATACTGTTCTGCACGATCAACCCAATCAGTGGCAGACCGCAGCGGAATTTAGAGAGATGCTGACCGGCCATGCGCTGCTGCGCGGCAATGGCTATGCCCAGATCAAGCCCGGCCCACGCGGGCCGGCAGACCAACTGGAGCCGCTGCACCCGGATAGGGTAACGCCAGAGAGGCTGCGAAATGGGCGGCTGCGCTACCAGGTGCGACAGGATGATGGCTCTACTAAACCGTTTAACCAGGAAGACATTTTTCACTTGCGCGGGCCATCGGACGGGCTGGCAGGTAAAAGCGTCATTAAATATGCCCGCGATAGTTTTGGCCTGACCCTGGCCGCCGAGCGTTACGGCAGCCGCTTTTTTCGCAATGACAGCCGGCCGGGTGGAGTGCTCCATACAGACGGCAAATTAAGCCGGGATGCGGCTGCCCGAATAAAGGAGAGTTGGGAGCACGCGCACAGCTCCGTTAATCAAAATCGGGTGGCCGTGCTGGAAGAGGGTCTGAAATGGCAACAAGTCGGTATCTCTCCAGAGGAAGCGCAGTTCCTGGGATCGCGGGAGTTTCAGGCTGAGGATGTTTGCCGCTGGTTCCGAGTGCCACCCCACATGGTCGGCCTCACCGGCAAAGCGACCAGCTGGGGCAGCGGTATCGAGCAGATGAGTATCGGGTTTGTAACCTATACCCTGTTGCCCTGGCTGACCCGCTGGAAACAGGCCATTGCCCGCGATTTGATTATTGCCCGCGACATTTATTTTGCCGATTTCGTTGTCGAGGGCCTGCTGCGCGGCGACATTACCAGTCGATATGACGCCTACGCCACCGGCAGGCAGTGGGGCTGGTTGAGCGCCAATGACGTGCGCAAGCTTGAAAACATGAACCCGATACCTGGCGGCGACGCCTATCTGTCGCCGCTTAACATGTCAGACTCGAACCAGGCCAATTCCGATCAGTCGCTGCCTCGGTCGATCCAGGTAGGAGATCAACATTACCGGCTGCTGGCTGAAGAAGCCGCCGGCCGGGTGGTTCGCAAGGAGATCGCGGCCATGACCAGGGCCACGCAGGGAGACGATTTCGCGAACAAGGTCCAGCAATTTTACCAGGGCCATGTATCCCTGGTGGCGCAGACCATGCGAATTTCAGAGGACAAGGCGTTAGCCTATTGCATCCATGGTCGGGATATGCTACTGGAACATGGAGCGCAGGCGATGGAAAACTGGGAGCCGGAGCGGGTTATAGCCCTGGCTGAGATGGCCATGAGCCATGTTTGCGCGCAAACGTTCGGCGAGCTCACGTCGAGCCGAGGATTTGATAATGGGAAATAAATACGCATACCAACGCATTATTCAATCAGTCATCGAGACGCCCTGGGCGATTTTGCCGGCCAAGCTGGTTGTAATTCGTGACCTGCTGGCCTTTCGCGCAACCGGCGGGCGGCTGACGGATGAGGAAATCAGGGATCGGTTGGGAAGCGCGTCGAGGGAAAACGCCGGCGAGTGGGCGCTGGAAATCCATCAGGCCGCTGCTCAGGGTGATGGAACAGCCATAGCAGGGGTCGCTGTGCTGCCGCTGGTGGGTACGATTGTCCAGCGAGCCGATATGTTCACCGAGATGAGCGGGGCGATGAGCGTACAGCGATTCCAGAAATCGTTTCGCCAGGCGCTGGCGGATCCCAACGTGGGCAGCATTGTGATTGACGTGGATTCGCCGGGCGGCCAGGTGGGGGGCGTTGACGAGCTGAGCACCGAAATTTTTCAGGCGCGGGGCCAGAAGCCAATTACAGCCGTGGCCAACAGCCTGGCCGCCAGCGCGGGCTATTGGATTGCCACCGCTGCGGACGAGTTGGTGATCACGCCCAGCGGCGAAGTGGGCAGTATCGGCGTGTTTGCGATGCACGAGGACGTGAGCCAAATGCTGGAGCAGGAGGGCGTGAAAGTGAGTCTGATTGCTGCCGGGAAGTACAAGGTGGAGGGCAATCCGTTCGAGCCGCTGGACGAGGAGGCCCGCGCGGCCATCCAGGCCCGGGTGGATGAGTATTACGATATGTTTATTTCAGCCGTGGCGCGCAACCGGGGCGTAAAACGCTCTGACGCGCGTAACGGCTTTGGCCAGGGGCGCGTGGCGGGGGCCAGAGAGGCGGTTAGCCTGGGCATGGCCGACCGGATTGCGACCATAGACGAAACGGTAAACCGTCTGCTGGCCCGTTCGACAGGTTCAGGACGCCGGCGAGCGGCCCAGGCAGGTTTGGATTTTAGACGCCGCAGATTGCGGCTCAATACCCCGGGTTCCGATGAACCCGGGTTGTAAGCTCCGACGAGCGGTTCGACTGAGCTCACCGAAGTCTCAGTTATCGATTGAAAATTAACAATGAGCAATGAGCAGGAGAAGACAATGAAACGATATCATCAACTACTTCAGGATCGCGCCGACCTGGTGAATGAAGCCAAAGCGATTTTTAAATTGGCCGAAACCGAAGATCGCGACCTGACGGAAGAGGAAAAAACCCGCGACGATGAAATCAACACCCGGCTGCAAACCCTGGCCGGCGAGATCGGTCGCGAGGAGCGCCGGCGCGAGTGGGAACGAACGGCGCAGGCCGTACCGGATGCCAGCTCCCACATCAGCGGCGGGCATGATCGCGCTATTGATCGGCCCTGGGACTCGCTGGGCCATTTTCTACAGGCCGTGGCCGCAGCCGGACAGGCCGGCGGACATATTGATCCACGCCTATACGCCGGGCCGAGCGGCGCGTCCGAGGGCGTACCGTCCGACGGAGGCTTTTTAGTTCGCCACGATTACAGCACGCAGTTGCTGGACCGCTCCATCGAGGAGGCAGTATTAGCTCCTCTTTGCACGGAAGTCGAGGTGGGCGAGGATGCCGATGGCGTTGACATGCCCTACATCAACGAAACCAGCCGGGCCAACGGCTCCCGCTGGGGCGGGGTGCAGGTCTATTGGCGCGCCGAGGCCGATACGGTAACGGCTACTCGCCCAAAGTTCGATCTGCACGATCTGCGCTTGCAGGAATTGATGGGGCTGGCCTACGCCACGGACCGCCTGCTGCGCGATGCGACGGCGCTGGAAAGCATTTTTAGCATGGCGTTTGCCTCGGAAATGGCTTTCAAATTGGACGACGCGATTTTTCGAGGCAACGGCGCGGGATTACCGCTGGGATTCAGCAGTTCGACCGGCCCGCGCGTGCAGCAAGCCAAAGAGACAGGCCAGGCCGCAGACACCATCGTCTCCGAAAACATCTCCAAAATGTGGACGCGGGTTTTGCCGCGCAGCAAGGGTCGGGGGGTCTGGTTTTACAACAGCGAGGTCTCTGAGCAGTTTGACGGTCTGTATTACCCGGCCGGCACTGCCGGCATCCCCACCCGCGTGGTCAGTTATGACGAGAGCGGCGTGGCCCGCATCAAAGGCCGCCCGGCCTTTGAAATCGAGCAGGCGGCGGCTTTGGGCGACGAAGGCGACCTGGTTTTTGCCGATCTGAGTCGCTACGTGCTAATCAGGAAAGGGGGCTTGATGCCGGCGCAATCTATGCACGTGCGATTCTTGTATGGCGAAAATACGTTCCGCTGGACCATACGGGTCAACGGGATGCCGATAGATAAATCGGCCATCACGCCCTACAAAGGCTCGGCTACGCAGAGCGCCTTTGTGACGCTGGCCGACCGCGCCTAAGAAAATAGCCCGTAACCACCATATAGAAAGTTAGTTAGAAGGAGAGAAATATGTCTGCAAACGCTTACCTTGGATCGCACGATTTTGGAGATATCGCTGTGTTGGAAACCAGCGATATCGGCGGGACCAACGCCCAGGCCGGCGAGGTTGATATGAGAAAATGGCACGGCGTTTTTGCCTATGTCGAGATAGGCACATGGGACGCCGGTGACGATCTTGACGAATGTCGCCTGGAACAGGGCGACGGCTCCACCTGGAAGGATTTGACCACCGACGCTTCCGGCGGCGACTATGATACCGATAACCCGGTGGACGCCGACGGCGACTGGGTAATCCTGGAAGCTCAGGATGAAGACCTGGACGTGGAAAACGGTTTTTACCTGGTGCGCCTGTACGTAGCTGAAGGCGGCAACACCGGCGTGGATAATATCAGCGGATTCATCTTGGGTCACAATGCAAAAACCAAGACCAGCCAGAAAAACGGCGCGGCAGTGACCGGTGAAAACGTCTACGTCCGCCCTAGTTAAATGTTAAATCAAACAACCCGGCCCTGAGCCTGTCGAAGGGCCGGGTCAGTCAAACAAAGGTCAACCTGAAAGGAGAACCCTGAAAATGACAAACAGAACCGCACTCTTTTCGCGCCACCAGCCGGGCGGCGTGTTTACCATCGAGGATGTAGTGCAACATCCCGGCGCAATCTTTTTTGTCCACTCCGGCATCGGCGCGGATGCGGACGGCAATGGAAAAAACCCTGATATACCGTTCGCAACGCTCGATTATGCCATAGGCAAATGTACGGCCAACAAAGGCGATGTGATCTACATCCTGCCGGGCCACGCCGAGAACCTGACCGCCGCCGACAGCGTCGACTGCGACGTGGCCGGCGTGACCATCATCGGCCTGGGGCACGGCAATCTCATCCCGACGTTTAGCGCCACGGCCGCCGCCGGCGCCATCAAAGTTGACGCCGCCAACGTGACGATCAAGACCCTCAAGCTGGTGGCCAACTTCGCCACCGGCGTGACCAAGGGGCTGGACATCACCGCCGCCGGCGACGGCTGCACGCTGGACGGGCTGAAATTCCGCGACACCGCGGCCACCAGCGAGTACCTGATTCATATCGCCGTGGCGACGACCGTCACCGACCTACAGATCCAGAACTGCTCATTCGTAACCCTGGCGGGGAGCCTCACCAACTCGATCCTGTTCGCCGGCACGTCCACCGATGCAGTCATTCGACGCAACGTATTTTTTGTGGATTCGGCCGATTCGGTGATCGATCACCTGGCCGGCGCGCCGGTCAACATCCTGATTGACAGCAACTACATCGTCAACCAGGACACGGGCGCGGCCGGCTACGTCATTGACGTGCATGCCAGCGGCACTGGCATGGCCTGCAACAATCGAGGCGCGTATGCCAACGTCGCCGCCGAAATGACCAAGGGCGCGGCCATGTGGTGGCTGGAAAACTACTTCAGCAACACCATTGCCGAATCCGGCTTGTTAGAACCGGCAACAACGCACGCTATTCCATAATCTCGTAGGAGCAAACTATGGCTGGAACTGTAACAATCAGCGAAATCACCCACCGGCCCGTCAGGAAGGTGGTTTTCACCTGGCTCTCAAGCGCGGGCGGCGCGGCCGATGGGGTTACAACGGAGTATCACACCGGGCGGGTGATCTACGCAGCGCAACTCCCGGACGGCGGAGGCACGCAACCGACCGATCTGTATGACGTGACGGTGACGGACGGCGATGGCGTGGACGTGCTGAAGGGCCTGGGGGCCGATCTGAGCAACGCCGCGCCCACCTACAAGGCGGATAGCGATGGCCTTGGGGCAGTGGTGGAGAGCAAACTAACATTGGCCGTGACCAACGCGGGCAACGCCAAGGGCGGCAAAACGCTCGTGTACATCAGGTAGGATAACTTATGGCAGCCAAAGGCTATTGTACGGCCGATGATGTGGCCGATCTGCTGGGCCAGACATTCACGGCGGCGCAGGAAACGCACTGCGATAATTTGATCGAGCAAGCCGAAATCACCATCGACGAGAAGACCAATCGGGGTTGGCTTGTTGGCGCGCAAACAGATGAGGCGTTTTACCGTCCCGGCTACCGGATGTTTGTGCGCTACGCGCCGTTGACCAGCGTAGACGCTATCACCGGTCGGGCCGGTTTGGGCCAGGCCGAAGAGACGCTGACGGTTGACGAGGATTACGAGGTGCGCGACCTGGAAAGCGGGCTGATTTATTTGGTCTACCCAACCCGGTACGACCGGGTGTTGGCGGACTATACGCCGGTGAACGCGACCCCGCTGGATATAAAGCGGGCATGCATCGAACTGGTGGCAGCCTGGATGCAGCCGCATTTGCAGCCCGGCGCTTTTGGTCTGGACAGCTACAGCCTGCCCGACCTGACGGTGCGGTTTGCGCGCAGCTATGTCCAGATGCCGCTGCCGCCCGCCGTCCAGGAAACCCTGGAACACTATCGCTATCGGGTGCATGCCTAATGTACGGACTGGACCAGACGGCGAGCGTGTACACGCCCCACGCTGACACCGGCGATTTTACGGTGTTGGCCAAGAGCGGCCTGGCCTGCCGGCTGGCCTATATCCAGCAGGGCGGATCGGACATCGGCGGCGAGCGGGAGGATATTGGCAGTCGCCGCCGGCTGCTGTGGTCGGAGACATACACCATGCCCACAGACGCTCAAATCGAGGTGGATGCCCAGCGCTGGAATGTACTGGCCGGCACATACGGCCCGGTACGCGGGCCAAACAGCAGGGTGATTTATCATCGCTGCGAGGTGATACGGGTGCTATAAATGGAAATCCGGCTGAAGGGCCTGGATGACGCCGAAAAACAGATGGCCCGCATCGAGCGCGGCCTGGAGGCCCTGCACAACTACGTTGGCGAGGTCTACAGCAAATTGCCCTACGCCTATGGCATCGAGTTCGGCCGCCACCGCGTCAGCGGCAAGCTGGCCCGGCGCGCCGGCGGCTCTTTTTACATCCGCCGGGCGATTGATACGGTGCTATCCGATGCAGACCGGGATTTGAGTGAGGGCCTGGATAAGGTGACCGCGCCGGGCGTGTGGGTTGTGCGCCGGCTGGCGCTGTGGGCCAGGCGGCTGGCCCGCAAAAACGCGCCGCGCGGGCCGCGAAACAAAGGTCGCAGTTATCGATTGTCGCGGTCGATTAGTTACCAGGTGAGGAAACGATGAGTTTCGACAGCACGGCGGTGGCCAATCAATTAGTGACAGTATTGGCAGCCCTGGACGGCATGGGCGCGGCCCAGATCGGCGCGCCGGAGAGCGTCGGGCCACGGGTTGTCAGCTACGTAACGATGGGCAGTCAGCGCAGCGAGCGCAAGGCGACCGGGGTTATGCAGCGCAGTGGGCGATTTTTCTGTATGTTCGCCTACCGGGTGGATGGCGCGGAAACAACGGCGGAGACGACGCTCATGGACCTGGTGGATGCGTTTTTGACGGCCCTTTACGCAGACCTTACGTTGGCCGGCACGGCGCGCTCCCTGGAAGCGGATAGCCAGGCAGCTGACGAGCCGGAATATCAGCTCCGGGCCGGGAAGGAATACCGGGAGTACCCGGTGGTGGTGACCGTGGTGCAGCAGGATAGCTATGCTGTGAACCCGTAGGCAGTGACCAGTAATCAGTGATCAGTGATCAGTAATCAGTGAGCAGTGAGGTGCGGTATGAAAGTGAGGTATGTTGGTGGCGGGGAATTCTATCACGGGATACCGGCGCGGGATTTGACCGAAGTGGATTGGTCGCGGTTGAACGATGAGCAGAAGGCGTTGGTGGTCAATGGGCCGTTATATGAGATGGTTGAAACAAAGGCTAAGGCTGAGGCTAAGGCTGAGGCTAAGAAAACGGAGGAAACTAAGGGGTGAGATTAAGATACGCGCTTCCAGGTGCGACGGTGAATGATATCGCTTATGTTTTGATGGCTGATATTGTACGCCTGAGCAAGTGCCCGAAAGGTGGTGTTGCCGTCGGCATACTTTTTGCGAATGGCCCGGACATCATCTCCCGTGAGTTTGGCGTTTTCGTGACGTTCGCCGTGCCTGACGCGGCCCTTATCATCACGATCGTCCATATTGTTCTGAGGCGTTCCCAGAAAAAGATGTTCCGGACGAACGCAAAGCGGAGTGTCACAGGTATGGCAGACGTGTTGGCCTTTTGGAATAGGGCCATTAGCCAATTCGTAGGCAGTGCGATGGGCATAGATTTGTTCGGATCGAAAGCTGAATCGCCCATATCCATTCCCACTGTTGACCGGGCCGGTCCAGAGCCAGCAGGATTCGGATTTGCGAACCAACGACCAGAAGTATTCATTCAGGTCTTTTTCGCGGGCATGCCTGAAACAGGCGTGGCTGCAATATTTGGCCTCACCCCGTTCAATCCGATGAGGTTTTGCGGGAAAGGTTTTTCCGCATTGCTCGCAGGCAGCAGTGCGAGGGCGGGAGGCGCGACGAAAAGCGTAAAAGCATCTTTTACTGCAAAACTTGCCTCTGCCTTCATCTATGCGGTGCTGGTACGTTTCAAAGAGTTTATTACAGTGCTGACACGGTCGGGTGATCATAGTGATCTCGTTCGTAAGAATTATACCTGTATTGTAGCAGGTAAAGGAGGGTTTGTCTAATGAGTGGCGAGACGTGGAGAAGTACCTATCAAATCGGGGAGGAAACCACGCCGGGGACGACAGTCCCCGCGACGCGGCGCATGTATTTTAACCCGGATAGCTCGCGGCTCAGCCGGGAACGAACGGCCCGACCGCACCGATTTGCTACCGGGACCCGGGATAATGTGCGGGCGTTCACGCTGGGCCCCACCACCGTGGCCGGGACGTTGCAATTGCCCTTATCGGCCAGCGAAATCATTGAGCTATTGCTCATGGGCGTGGCCGGCGCGGAGACCGGGGTGCTGCAGACGGCGGCATACCTCTGGACGTTCACGCCGGGGACGGCGCTGGACCCGGCCACGCTTGAGTGGGACGATGGCGCCCGGGCCTGGGAGGCGGGCGGCTGCTACGTCAACAAGCTCAAGTTTTCGGGCAACGTGAAGGACGCGAACACGGTCGAGGCCGAGGTTTTTGGCCTGAACATGGAGCTCGCCGCGTTGACGGGCTCGCTGGCCGAGCGCCAGCCTGATTTCATCGAGGGCTGGGAGACGAAGTTGTTCGTGGACGCCCTGGGCGATACGCCGGGGACTACGCAGGTCCTCGGAACGCTCCTCAATTGGGAAGTGGAATTTGATAACCAGCTGGGCCGCAAATATTTCGCGGAAAATTCTATCAACGCGGGGGCGGTCACCATCGGCGAGATCATGCTCAAAGCGAAATTGACCTTTGAGGCCGCGCCGGCTATTGCTGCGACCGAGTTTGCTAACTGGGACGCCGCGACGGAGCGCCTGGTGCGGCTCGATTTTGGCAACAATGCT